ACACTTAGATTTCCAGTAAGAGTAAGACTAACTCCAGTTGCACCATCTGCTAATGATGTGGCCTCTCCACCACCAGAGAGTGCTGTGCTTGCAATTCCAACCCATTGAGATCCATTGTAAATTAAAAGTTTGTCAGTTCCTGTTGTTTGATCAAAACTGACATCATCAAGATCTTTGATGAATCCAGCACCACCGCCACCGATGGTATAGAGTTGTTGCTGAATTCTGTTAATGAATAACTTGTAGTGCTTTGCTAGATCTTCATGTGTAGCAAAGTTCTGATCCGTTGGAGTTAAAGGATCAATATTAGACTCACTAGGATCGGGTTGAACGGGTCTGTTGTTGATCTCTTCCTTTAAGACCTCTTGTTTTCCTCTAATCTCTTCAACTATAATTTTTAAAGATCTAAGTCCATCATTAAATTCATCTCTTACTTCATCAATTTGTTCATCATAATATTTTACCTCAGGTAACTCTGAGATTTCTTTCTTTAGATCATTAAAATATCCCAGAAGCAGTTCATCAGTTTTTACACTTTCTCTGTTTACTTCTTTAAGATCCTTCTTAAGTGTCTGTTTAAGAAGATTATATTCGCCAAGCAGTTGTTTCTTTAACTTTCTATCATCATCTTTAAACTCCTTATGATGACCCCACATACGCATGGAGGTCTCTTTAATTTCTTTCCAAATCTTTTCTTTCTCTGTATCAAACCTAGTATTAATACTTTCTCTTAATTCATTAAACTCAGTTCTAGTTTCAAATTCTTTCTTATCAAAGTGCTCTTCAATTCTATCCAGATCATATTCAACCTTTCCTCTCAGTCCCTCAACAGCATCATGGACTTTAACAAAATCATCATCAATTACACTAAAAGTCTTTCCAATCCATGAGAAATCTGGGACTTCATTTACCTCATTGACCCACTTAGGGAATGTAGGAATTTGATCTTGTACCTCTTGAACTGCTATTCTTAGAGATTGAATATCTTCTTCATAATATTTTGGTTCAGGTAATTCCTCAATATTCTGATTTATCTGCTCAAGGCGTTGCTCTAATATACTGATTTGATCATCATAATATTTTATCTCTGGTATATCTGCAGCATTCTTTTCTATTACTTCTTTTACAAGATCAATCTGCTCACAGATTGCTTCTATTTCTGCTTCATAATATCTAACTTCAGGTATGCCATCTCTTACCTGATTAATCTGTTCTGTTAGATCTTCTAATTCTTTATCGTAATACTTTACCTCTGGGATGTCTGGGATGTCTTTTCTGACATCGTTAATTAAACGAATTAATTCTGGGAATGGTGGAATTATATCTTTTACTTCCGCAAACGTATTTCCCTCAGCATCCTCTATAGTTTGAACTGCTTCTTCTATCTCCTCTTCTTCAATATAGTCCTCAACAGAAGGTAATTCCGTTTTAACTTCTTCTGTTAAGTAATCTTCGACTGATGGTAAATCATTTAGATCTACAATGTAATCATCAATTGAAGGTAAATCCTCTCTTGACATCGTATTAGTAACCTTGGTACTTTGGGATTTCTCTCCCCAGATTATTTATTGTCCTTTTGACTTTCACTCTTTAATAATTTTGCAAGATCTGCTGTAGATCCTACAAAGAGTGCATTAGTTACATTCGTCGGTCCTTTGGTAGATTCTTCATTGACATCCTTAAGTTCTTTCTGCAATTTCATTAACTTATCAGTTGCATCAGCAACATTCTTAATTAACTGGCCAGCAACTTCATACGCTCTTGGCATTTCACTTTCTTGTGCTAACTCTAAAATACCATTGAGTGCCTCTTGTCCTTTCTCAATGATGCTATAAAGATTACCACGGGTATATTCATAATCTTTTTTTACATCATCTACAGATTCTCTTACCTTTTCAATTTTGTCTTTGACAACTTCAGGTTGAACAACATCTGCTGAGACATTGAACTCATCATTTAATTCATCAAATTGCTTTGTCATTTTCATTCGTAACTTCCGTCAAATCCAAAGTCGTCTCCGAACTGAACCATGGCATTGTCGGTTGCCGTTATCGCTCTAACTGGAGTGCCACTCACATGAGAAACAATATCAGTTCCATCTTGTCCTCTATCGAGTGTTAATTTATTGCCATTTATTGATTTAACAAATACTTCCTCTCCGTCTATATCCAAGTAAGTCTTGTTAGTAATTGTGGATCCATCTACAACCTCAGCGATAATTGAATCTGTAGTCAAATCTGCACTGAGATTAGTAGTAACATCGCCTGTATAACTCTTAATTGCTCTTGGTTTAACCTTATAAGAAACATCTCTTGTTGCGTTATTAGGATCAGATCCTGCAAGATAACTAACTCTAACAGATTTAACAATATCTGAGGTTGCTTTGGATACTGGACCAAACAGATATGTTTTTGCAGTGAATCTCAATGTATACAACAAAACTCTTCTAGTAGAATAATCACCCTCATAATCATCCTGCATTGTGATATTTTCTAAGACAATTGGAATGTCTCTTTTTTCGGTTATCTCTTCTGTTAAATTTACAGATAAATTATATGCAGGTTGAAAATATGGCAAAATCTGCTCAGTGATTTGTAGAGCATCATCATTCAATTTTGTCATAATGCTCAATTCAAATGCCATGTTATAAGGAACTGGCATATATGCTTTTTTAGTTACCGATCCATCTTTAGGATCCTTCAAGGTAAACTGCTGAGTTGTGGTAACTTTTCTGGTGGGATCATAAGTCAATCCAGTAAATTCAAATGACATTCTAGGCAATGTCATTGCGGTCGCTTTATTTAAATCTTCTTGCTGCTCTAATCTTGCTAAAAACTTTTGAGTTGGTCCGTATGCAAGAGGAACTTTCGTAGTGCTTGCTATACTCCCATTAGAATTTTTCTGCTGAATTTCAATACCGTTAAACAGCGTTCCGAACGATATGATTGTTTTCCTCAGAATCTCGTGATAAAAATACTCAAACATTTTTATATACCTTGTATACTATATTTATGGAATACCAAAAGGATTCTGCTCAGAGAAATCTAAGATAGCATCAGCTGCTTTTTCAATTGCTTTATTATCTGCAAAGTAGTCATCAACTGGATCTCTATTTGTATCATTATTATCAGAGTCAAGTCTTCCAACAACTCTTAAAATTTGTGTTGCGCCAGAATCTGAACCAGTTACTTTTTCATTTATGACAAAAGTTCCTGCAACACTTCCCAATTCTAAAATATTGGCACTAGCATCCCATGCTCTTACCCTACCTGTTGCGCCAGAAACAGATCCTGTTACAATTTCATTAAACTCAAAGTTTCCTGTAGAATCCATTTGTGGTGGACTTGAAATTGAAACAGATATAACTGTTGTTCCTGTTCCGATAACATATTTTGCTCCAGCATCAGTAATTTGTATGCTGTCAACTTTGCCTGTGGAATTTAATATAGCAATCCCTCTTGCAGTGTGGACACCAGCAACTTCTTCATGGTAGTTGCTGACGGTGATATCGTTTTGTATAGTTACTGTTGGAGGATACAAGTAACCGCCGCCACCATAAGTTATATTGATTCCAGTTACAATACCGCACCTATCAATTCCAAATTCAAACGAAGAGGTTGCTATACCAACATTTGTTGCCGCATTTGAAAGAATAATACTGTCTGTTCCCAATCCAGTAACAAAAGTGCCACTTGGAATAAAATTATAATTAGCATCAAACCCACTTTCTAGGCGAACTCTATCTCCAACAATAATATTTGTTGTTCCTATTCCCGTTATAACTGTAGATCCTATACCAATTGTTCCAGTAGTTTTAACAGAATTAAATCTTATTGTAGCAACACCAATCGCCCTAAATGGAACATTGGTTCCACCAGCTCCAATAGTTACTGTTGCAGTTGTTCCTGGAGCATAACCAAAACCACTATTACCAATTGCGATAGAGGTTATGGTTCCAACCCCAGATAAGATAGCGGTTGCAGACGCTCCAACTGCCCCTGTACTGCCACTGAAACTAATTGCAGGTGCCT